ATGCTGTCAATCTGTTTATTCCGTTCTCTGTTACTGCTGTGGACTCCCTTGGCAACGCTAAGACATATGCCAGCCCGCAAGAGTTCCTCGCAGCGAAAGACCGAAGCGCCCTATGGACACTTGCTGTCGAGGGCAACGGCGGCGAATGCTTCTTTGTCAAAGGCGAAGTCGTAACAACTGCTATGGCTGCAAGAGCGCACGACGATTCCTACAAAGTCACAAAGGTTGACATGAAGGACTTCGGCAGCGTTCAGATGCGGCATTTTGAGGTCGGAGGGGCATGAGATTTACAGTCCGTACCGATGTTGATTCGAGACTTGCGGCAGTGATAGCGTCTAAATGCACTCGCGCTGAGCGCATTGTAGCGGAGCAAGTCAAAAAGGACACAGCGCCGTATGTGCCGATGCTGACAGGCTCTCTGACGAACAGGACGAGAGTAGAGGGAAATCAAATCATTTACCCCGGCCCATATGCACGATTTCTGTATTACGGCAAGGTGATGGTAGACCCGAACACTGGCAGCACATGGGCTCCAAAGGGTGGAGCGAAAGTCGTTACAGACAGAAATCTTGTCTTCACGACTGACTTCCACCCGCAAGCACAAGCACATTGGTTTGAAGCATCGAAAGCGCAGAACTTGGATAAATGGCTGAGAGTAGCAGAAAGAGCGGTGAGCGAATGAACGAGCAGCCGAAAGTGTTGACCGCAGCGGAAGAAGAAGCCTCTATTTCGCGGTCAATGATGAAGTGGATTAACACTTATCCCGACTTGCCCGTGAATATCGCAAACTACGAGCAGCTTAAAGCCGACGTATCAAGCATGGCGCTCTCGACTATTCAAGCCGCCGCCGTTGTTAAGCGCTTTATTACCGGAGGGCATCAAGGCGAATATCAGTTCAAGATTGTCTATCGCATCAAGCCGGGTAACAGCAACGATGCAAGGTTGCAAGCTGATGAACTGTTAAATGCTATCGGTGATTGGGCGGCGAACAACTATCCGACGCTTGGCGATAACATTACTGTGCGCAAGCTCGAAGCAACTACAAGGAGTTCGCTATTCGCAATCTACGAGAATGGCGACGAAGACCACCAAATCCTTTTTAGGATGCTCTATGAGGTTATCTAACTATGGATGATGAAGAAATTATCGAAGAAACGGAGGATGAAGAAGAAGTGGCTGATTTGACTTTCAACACCACTGCTGGCAATACCGTTGAGCGCGAACTTATGATTGCGTACCTCAACACTGGCACGTCGCAGTCTCCTACCTGGAGTCCCATCGGCAAGCGCGTTGAGGACAGCAGCATCGAGCTTGATTGGAGTGAGGAGACCAAGAATGACATTCTCGGTCAGACCTACACCAACTTCAAGAAGCCCACGCTGACGCAGACCTTTGACCCGTGTGAGCTTGACGGCGGCGACACTGCGCAGGTCAAGATTTGGAACATGGCTATCAAGGACAGGGACTATGCTGGTCTTACCAACCTTGATATGCTGATTGTTCACTTCTACGCTGGCACGGCTGCGACGCCCTTTGCCGAGCGGTATTCCGCTTGCGCTGTGCGTCCCACTGGTCTTGGCGGTGAGGGCGGCGGCGCTATGACTATGCCTATCGAGGTCACCTACGGCGGCACTCGTACTGTCGGCACTGCCAGCAAGGACAGCACCACCGGCGCTATTTCCTTTAGCGCTGCCACCTAAGGAGGAACATCATGGAGAACAAGGCGCTTTCAATCGACACCGGCATAGTCACGTATGACCTCAACGGCAAAGTGGAGCTGTCTTTCAACCCCACGGACAGCGCGTTCGTGGAGCGTCTTTTTAAGACGTTTGAAGCGCTGGACAAAAAGCAAGAGGAATACAAGGCCGAGGTCGAAAAAGCTGAGAAACGCGATATTTTCGCTATTGCGCGCAAACGTGACGCAGAGATGCGCGAAATGATTGACAGCGCCTTGGATGCTCCTGTTTGTGGCGCTCTTTTTGGCGGCATGAACGTGTACGCACTTGCGAATGGTCTGCCTGTTTGGGCGAACTTGCTGCTTGCAATCATGGACGAGATGGACACCAGCTTTGCGTCTGAGCAGAAGAAGACAAACACGCGCATTCGCAAGTACAGCGAAAAGTACAAAAAATGACAGCGCCTTGGAATGTAAAACTTCCAACGACGCTGACTGTGGGAGGCAAGGAACGCACCATACGCAGCGACTATAGAGCGGCGCTTGATGTGCTCCTTGCTTTAACAGATGCGGAACTGGACAACTATAACCGCGCTATGGAGCTTCTCGATATCCTCTATGTGGACGAGATAGCACCGGAAGATTGGCAAGAAGCAATCGACCAAGGGCTTTGGTATCTGAACGGCGGCGAAGAAGAGCGCAACCATAAAAGCCCGAAGCTGGTCGATTGGTCGCAAGACTTCAACATGATTGCAGCGCCGATTAGCAAAGTTGTCGGCGAAGACATTCGCGGCAAGGACTACTTTCACTGGTGGTCGTTCTTGTCTGCATACACCGAAATAGGCGATTGCTTATTTGCGCACGTTGTGGCGATACGAGACAAACGCGCGAGGGGCAAGCAGCTAGACAAGCAAGAACGCGAATTTTACCGCAGAAACAGAGAAATCATAGACATTAAGACGAAACTCACAGACAACGAAGAAGCCATACTGAGCGAATGGCTAGGGAAGTGATTAGATGGCAGATAGTTCTATTGTAATTGACGTTGAGCTTGACGATAAGAAAGCGCAGGCCGAGCTTAACAGACTTCAAAACAGCATAGAACGTCTTCACGACAAAGTTCGCAGAGCGACCAGCGAACGTATGCCGCTTTTAGAGCAAGCGCAGCAGCTGGGCGTTGAGCTTGATGCAGCAAAAGCAAAGCTCGAAGAGATGCAGAACGCACCCACCGGAACGGTCAGCCCCGAACAAATTGCTGCGCAGAAAGAGAACGTCGCAATTCTCCAAGCACAGTGGGACGCTGTTAACAAGCAGATTGAAGCATACGATAGACAGATTCAGAAAGCAAACAGTGATATCGAATGGAACGAGCAAAAGGTTGGCGAACTGTCTGCGCAGCTTGCAGGAGTTGGAGAAACAGGCTCGGCAGCTGGCGAAGCCTTGTCTGATGCCATGCAGCAGGCGGCTTCGCGTGTAGAGAAGCTAGGACACCGCATCGGCGGACTCATCAAGCGCGTATTTGTATTCTCTCTGATTACGAAAGCGCTGCGCGCTCTGAGGTCTTGGCTGTCTGAGACTGCGAAAACGAATGCTGAAGCTGCGACTGCAATCGGCAATCTGAAAGGCGCTCTGCTGACGCTTGCGCAGCCTATTCTAAGCGTCGTAATACCCGCTATTACCGCTCTTGTCACCGCTATAACCAAGGTTGTAAGCGCGATTGCTTCTATCGTATCTGTTTTGTTTGGAACGACTGTGAAAGCGTCTGCTGACAGCGCAAAGGCCATGAACGAAGAGAAAAAAGCCCTAGAGGGCGTTGGCGGCGCTGGCGAAGATGCAGCGAAGCAGCTTGCGAACTTCGATGAAATCAACCAGCTTACGTTTGACGAAGGCGGCGGTGGCGGCGGTGGAGCCGACGCTGAACTTGCATCGCTCTTTGACACTATCAGCGAATTTCAACTGCCCGACTGGCTGAATGACTTTCTTGACAGTCTGCGCATCACCATCAAGGACGTATTCTTTGACTGGGACAATCTTACTGGCGAACAGATTGCGGAGAAATGTCTTGTTGGCTTGTTCGCTTTGACTGGCGGCGTTGTCGGCTTCATTCTCGGCGGCGTTCCTGGCGCTATTGTCGGTACGCTTACTGGCTTGGTGATTGGCCTTGTCATTAGTTCGCTGACATTCAACCATGACGGAAAACTGAGCGCAACAGAAGTGTGTATGGCGCTTGCAGCGGTGCTTATTACAGCGCTAGGCGGTCTGCTTGTAGGCGGCGCTGCGGCTGCTGTCGGTGCTAGTATTGCTGCTGGCGCGGCTATCGGGCTTGCGATTGGCGCTGCACTTGCTATCGGCATTCTTTCAATCAAATGGTCGTATGACAGAGCAGTTGAAGAGCGCGCAGAAAGCAGTCCGCTAGGTCAAGCTATCAAGGCTGCGCTTGATGGTAGTGTTGCTGCGCTGGAAGCTGCTGCTGATTTGAAGCTCGATATCGAAAGCGTTACTGGCGAAATCTCTGATGAAGACCTTGCAACGCTCGAAAGAGCGCAAACGCTTATTAAGGAGATTTTCGAGCTTGACGAAGTAGATAACAAGACAGCAGCGCAAGTCACAATCCTAAAGGGGAAAATCGACGAACTGAACGGCATGGGCCTTGACGGCATCCAGCTTTCGTTTGATGAAACCACTCAGCACGTAACCAACACAAAAGAAGAAGTGCTTGCGACACTCGATGCAATCAAACGTCAATACCAGCTCGAAGCAATGCATGACGCGATTGTCACGCAGTACAAAAACGAGTATCAAGCCAAGAAAGACGTTAAGGACGCTACTGAGGGACTTGAAGAAGCAACTGACCTTTACAAGCAGGCTGTCGAAGAAGCAGCAAAGGCAGAAGAAGACTATCAAGCAGCAAGCGATAATTACAAAATTGCATTACAGAACGAGACCGAAGCGTACAATGACGCGCTCGAAGCACTCATTTCTTCAAAGACGGAGAGAGACGCTGCGCGTGAGAATGTCGAGAGAGCTAAGACCGCAGTAGAAAACTACAGTGAAGCCTTGCAGCAGTCGCTTGACAACTTTGACGCAGCTACAAAATCCGTTGGTGAGCTTGAACAAGCCTATGACGATTTGGTTGTTTCTATCAGTGAGAACACCGAAGAAGCCAAAAAGGGCGGCAAGAACATCATGGAGGGTACGGCAGAGGGCATCGACGAGGGCTATAGCGACGCAGAAGAAGCAATCAGAAACGCGCATGAAGCTCTTCAGAGAGCCGCTGACGAAGTCGATGGTATTTCGTCTCCGTCAACTGTGTACTGGGAAAAGGGCAAATACATCATGGAGGGCTTGGCAAACGGCATTACGGATAATGCTTATTTAGCCGAAGGCGCTATGATTGCTGTCTGCAACAGTCTTTCTTCTCTGTTTGAGCGCGGTATTAACGGCATTATCAATCAGTACAACTCTCTTGCTGGCAAGGTCAATACCGCAGGCGGCGACGTAAGTATGCCCGTATTGCAGAACATCGCAGTTCCCCGTCTTGCTGCTGGCGCTGTTATCCCCGCAAACCACGAATTTCTTGCTGTCCTTGGTGACCAAAAGCAAGGCACGAACGTTGAAGCCCCGCTTGAAACTATCCTTGCAGCGTTCAGACAGGCGCTTTCAGAAGCGAATGCTGACAGAGAGCTTGTCTTGAAGGTCGGGGAATACGAGTTCGGGCATCTGATTTTCAACACGTTCAATACTGAGACTGCGCGTGTTGGCGTTTCGATGGTGAGATAAACATGATTAGTTATCCTATCACGCTTGACGGCGTAACGTATTCGACACTGCATATCGTAAAGCTGAAGCGCAGCTTTTCTGTTCTTGACGGAAAGAACGCTGGACGTGTTCAAACTGGCGCGATGGAGCGGGATATCATCGGCACGTTCTACAACTACAGCGCCGAGATAGACCCCGACTCCGCAAGCAGGGCAGACTATGACTCGTTTTTCGAAGTAATTTCCGCGCCAGTTGATTCGCATACGCTGGTAGTGCCATACGGTCAAACGACAATGACGTTTGATGCGTATGTCACTACCGGCTCTGACGAACTGCTTGACATGCTTGACAGCGCAAACAGATGGGGCAATCTGAGCTTCAACTTTATTGCTATGGCACCGCAAAGGACGTAACGAATGGCTGTTTTACCGAATGACATTTACATCGGGGACGTTGAAGAGCCGCTGTATCACTTTACGAATGCGCAGCTAACAGGCGACTCGTTGGAGGGCGTATTCGCTCTTGATGTTATCGGCAACGAACTGTCTATTGACACATTCAGCATTGTTGTTCGATGGACTGAGGACGATACCTACGACGGATTTGAAACGTCAGATGGTGATGATTTTATTCTTGCAAACAATGATGAGCTTACGGTGCTTATCAACGAGACAATTTCTCCTAGCCTAAAGGACTTTTTGAAAGAATTACCTTACGGCACTCCAATTTGGTGGTATGTCGATAGTGAGTTCTACTGCAAAGGCTATCTAAAGAGCGTTGACCGCGTAACCAAGAACGGCTTCAAACTGACTTGCACTAGCGGGGCCGGCCTTTTGGAAACCATCATGCACACGGGCAATCTCTACCAAGCGGCGGCAATTACGGACGTTCTCGCAAGCATCATTGGTGGCGCGTTTAGCTACACCGTCTCCAATGCGGTACAGACCTCCCGCGTCTACGGCAGACTTCCGTATGACACTTGCCGTAGCAATCTCCATCGTCTGCTGTTTGCTACTGGCGCGGCGCTGATGAAAGGTGACGAGGACACAGACTACGTCATTGACTATCTCTCCGAGGATATCACGGATGTTCCTGCTTCTCGCGTATCTATTCAAGGCAGCGTGGAGTATCAGTTGCCGTCCAACCGCGTAGAGATTACGGAACACGCATTTTTCTACCTCTCCACAAGTCCCACCGACACGCTGTTTGACAACCGAAGTGAGACACCCGCTGACGGCCTTACGATTATCTTTGACAGCCCTGTGTATGTATCTAGCCTTGCTACCACGGGTACATTGACTATCAGCGAGAGCGGCGTAAACTACGCAGTCGTGAGCGGCCTTGGTACGCTGACAGGGCAATACTACGTCCATACCACGCAGATTGACGTACTCGAAAACAGACCTAACAACGAGCCTATCCGTGTGCGTCGTGTGACGGAAAACGAGCTTGTTACCGCTCTTAACGCTAAGAACGTAGCGCGGCGTGTGCTGTCCTACTATCAATCTGCTAAGAACGTCAAAGCTAAGATATTGCTAGACGGCGAACAATGCGGCAACCTTATCCGTATGACGGATGCGTTTGGTGATATCACGCAAGCGTACCTTGCAAAGATGGACACTTTGGTCACTACAGTTGTCGGCGCTCAATGCCAGCTAGTAGAGGGCTACCAACCGGGCAATAACGGCAACAACTTCTTGCACCGTGAAGCAATCACGGTAAGCGGAACGTGGACTGTGCCGCTGGATATCGACGTAGACGAAGATGGTTATGCGCCTGTGCGTATCGCGCTGATTGGTGGCGGTAATGGCGGCTCTGGCGGTTACGACGGTGCAGAGGGCGCGTACAAGTACAAGGGAACATCCATTTTTGACCCAGGAGAGCCGGGTGGCGAAGTTTCAAGGGAATTTGTCCCCATAATTGAAGATTACAATTATATGGCCTATTACGGCTACGCCAACCAAGAACAGCGTACACCCGCTGGTGGAGCGGCTGGCAGTCCAGGCACACAGGGCAAGGTATAC